GTGCTGCCGGATGTAGCACCAGCCGGCGGCTTTGCGCAGTTCGTCACGGGCGCATTCCTGACCTCCGGTCAGATGTATGTGCGGGCAGGCGGCGCCGTCGCCGATGGTGACGCTGTCTACTACAGCGCCGCTGCCGATGCCTATGTCAACGCAGCCGGCACCGGCATCGTCGGCCCCATCCCCGATTGTTTCTTCGACACGAGCGGCAGCAACGGCGACATCGTCGAAATCTCGCTCAAGCACAGGAGCGCCTAATCCATGAACCAATTCGTTCGACAGCATTTCGCGGACGCCCAGGCGGCCTATTCCTTCGTTATTGCGCAGGGTCGCAATATCGAGACCCGTATCTACCAGCGGCGCTATCCGACCCTCAACTATGGCCTCCATGTTCCTGTCGTCACTGAAGGTAACGAATGGGCTGCCGGCACGACCTTCTTTACGGTCGACAGCGCCGGCGAGGCGAAGTTCCTCTCCGCAGCCGGCACGGACATGCCGTTCAACCAGTCAACGCGCGACAGCGCCAGCCACGACTTCGCGATGCTTGGCTCGGGCTGGGAATGGAATCTCGAGGAGGTCAATCAGGCCGCGCTCTACAATCTCGATCTCAACGCATCCAACGCCATTTTCGCCGCCGATAAGATCGAGCGCCTGCTGAATTCCGTCGCCATGATCGGCTCGACGGAAAAAGGCTGGACCGGTTTCGTCAACGATCCGAACGTCTCGCGTGTCGATGTCGCTGCCGATGGCACAAGCGGCTCGACGCACTGGTCTGCCAAAACGGCCGACCAGATCTTGCGCGACGTCAACGATCTTATCGGCGGCGTGCGGAAGAGAACGGGCGAGGTCGAGTGGGTCGACAGCCTGCGTCTGCCGCCCGAAGCCTTCCGCCTGATCGCCACCAAACGGCTTGCCGATGGCGACGGCTACATCACCGTGCTGGAGTTCCTGCGGCGCGGCAATGTTTACACCGCCGAGACCGGGCAGCCGCTGGACATCCAGCCGCTGCGTGAGTTGGCCACAGCATCGCAGGATGGCGGCGGCCGCATGGTGGTCTATCGCCGTGATCCTGAGGTACTGCGTTTCCATCTGCCGATGCCGCGCCGCGTGCTGCAGCCGCGCCAGAAGTCGATCATGAGCTTCGAAACCGGCATCATCGCGCGCACCGGCGGCACGGAAGTGCGCTTGCCGGCCGCGATGGCTTATGGCGACGAGATCACGGCTGCGGCCTGACGCTGATTGCCCTCTTTCCGCCTCGCGCGGGGAGAGGGCGTCTGTCTTCTCAACGATCGATACGGAGCTTTCATGTCCGCATCCTTTTACGGCACGCTCGCTGCCGCCGATGCCTATTTCGCCGATCGTGCCAATGCCGGCTGGGCGCTGGCCAGCGATGGCGATCGCCTGGCGGCGCTGGTGCGCGGATCGCAGGTGGTTGATAGCCTCTACGAGCCCAAATTCCGTGGGCGGCGAACCGGGGGCTATGATCAAGCCTTGTCTTGGCCTCGTAGCGAGGCGACGACGGTGAATGGTGAAGTGATCGCTGACGATGCATTGCCGCTGGCCGTGACTTATGCGGCCTATGAAGCGGCGGCACTCGAGCTTTCGGAACCGGGCAGCCTGACGCCTGTCATCATTGCGGCCCGCACGGTGAAGCGCGAGAAGGTGGGGCCGCTGGAGACGGAATACGCAGTCGCTGACACGAGCGACGACATGATCGCTGCCGCAAGGCCGGTGCTGACCAAGCTCGACGGCCTGCTTTATCCCCTCCTGCGTCCGGTTCTGCCGGGCATTCTGGTGGTGTGATGGAGGCTTTCGATTATGGCAAGACCCGGGCGACTGCCGAGCGGCTGATCGCCAAGTTCGGCCAAAAAGGCAGTCTGCGGCGCATCAACAATTCCGGCCCTGATTATGACCCCGTTCAGGCGAGCGACGACTTTCCCTGTTCGTTCGTCGATCTCGATCAGAGCCAGGCGCATGTTGCTGACACGCTGATCCAGCGCGGGGATCGCATGGTCTATCTCTCGACTGAGGGGCTCTCGATCACGCCGACATTGGCCGACAAGATGCTGATCGGCGGCGTCGAGCATGCGATCGTCGATATCCAACCGCTGTCGCCGGGCGGAACTGTCGTCTTCTGGCAGCTGCAGGTGCGGCGATGACGGCGCTGGTGCGTTTCAAGACGATCCTGACGCTTTGGCTGCTGTCGCGAACCATCCTGCTGCTCAATCGGGTTTCACCGTTGCCGGGAATTGAGAGGAGTGGCGGAGCGAAGGCCGAATCCCAAACCGCCAGACCTGCGGTTCGCGCCCGCTACGGTCATCTCACCCTTTTGAATTTCGAGCGGCGTGGCTCTTCACCGGGCGACGCCGCCGATGATCCATAACGCTATCAAGGGGCAATCGACATGGCTTCCTCTAATTTCTCCGCCGATATCGCCACCTGGGCCGAGCGGACCAAGAGGCGCATGGAAGAGGTGGCGAACCTCTCCGCGCAGCGGCTGGCCGGGGCGATCGTCGAGGCAACGCCTGTGGCCTCCGGCGAACTTGTTAATTCCTTCCGGGTCTCCGCCCCGCCACGGCAAAGCAGGGACGCGGAGGGATCCAATGAAGGCCAGCCGGTCGATCTGGCCGGCCTCGGCGTGCCATTAGGCGGGATGATCCATATGGGGTTCACCGCGCCGCACGCCGCCGCAGTCGAGTATGGCAAGGATGGGCAGGCGGGGCAGGGCATGGTGCGGCTTGCGGCGCGCCAATGGCCTGACATCGTCGAGCGCGCCGCACGCGACTCGGCGGACTGATCTCTCTAAATTTCAACATCATAGACATGGGTGACGCATGGCGACGGGGACGGACGCTCTCATTCTGGCTGCGCTGCTGGACCATCTGGCCGCACTCCAATTCCAGCCGCCATTGCCGGTGGCGCAGCCGGGCATTGCCTTCCCGCCGGCGGGGCAAGAAAAGCCGGATAATTATCTGGCTGTCAGCTACCTGCCCAACCGTCCCCGGCAGGTGACGCTCGGCGACGATCCGCAGCAGAAGCTCGGGCTTCTGCAGGTTTCCGTCTATTGGAAGGCCGGCGGCGGGCTGATCAAGCCACTCGATGCCGCCGGCCAGGTCATCGACCATTTCAACAACAAGACGCTCTTCGCCTCTGGCGTGAAGATCACGATCAGTGGCGAGCCGTGGGCCGCAGGCCCGATCCAAGAGGATGACCGGGTGCAGATACCGGTCACCATTCCCTACACCGCCTTTGAACCGGAGACATGATCCATGGCGAACAAAAGCACGAAGAAGGGCTCGAAAGTCTACGTATGCGAGACGCCCCAGAATACCGACTTGACGGCCAGCGCCTATGCCGCGCTGACCTGGGTGCAGGTGGGCAAGGTCGGCAAGGTCGGCGATTTCGGCTCGGACTCCACCATCAACCACTACGATACGCTGGACGAGCCCGTGCAGCAGAAGCAGAAGGGCGTTTCCAACGCCGGCGATCCGGAGCTCGAAGTTGCCTCTATCGCCGACGATCCGGGCCAGGACATCCTGCGCGTCTTCGGCGATCCGCTTAACATCAACAACATGGCGATCAAGGTCGAGCGCAACGACGCGCCTCAGGGCAAGACCAACACGGTGTTCTATTCGCGCGGCGTCGTTTCCGGCCCGCTTTATCCCGGCGGCGGCTCCGACGATTTCGATCTGGAGAAGTTCAAGGTCGGCCTCAACCAGCTGCCGATCCGCATCGATCCCGTCACCACGCCGTAAGCGCCATCTTACGGAACCTTGCGCGCGTCGCTCTCCTGCGGCGCGCGGCCACTCCTACATGTTCCAACCGATAAGGTGTTTCCTTGGATATCTCCAGTCTCGTCAATTCCGAAGATCTCTTCGAGCTGCAGCTCCTGCATCCGGCCACCGAGGAGCCGCTCGGCATCTCCTTCATGATCCGCTCGGCCGAGAGCAACGAGGTGAAGAAGATCGTTCGCCAGCATAGCGATCGTTTCCTCGCCAGCCGCAAGAAGAAGCTGACCACCAGCAAGGTCGAGGCCGAATATCTCGACAAGGCCGCCGCCGCCATCGCTTCCTGGAGTTGGGGCGAGCAGCAGTGGAAGGGCGAGCAGCCGGCGCTCTCCTTCGAGAAGGCTCGTGAAGTGGTCGAGGAAGCCGGCTGGATCTACGATCAGGTGGCCGCCGCCTCGGAGGACCGCGCAAATTTTATGAAGAGCTTGCCGAAGGGCTTTCAGAAGCCGTAGGGGTCGTTGCGCGCTATGATTGCGTGCGCGATACAAACGGCGAGACCCGGCGCGAGCGCAACGAGGCCTTCGAGCTTTTAAGCCCGGAGGCCGAGGTGCCGGAGGCCGGCCATGCGCTCTGGGACTGGTTCTGGGACCTGCGCTCGGCGCAAGCCCCCGGCTTTTCCGGCCCGGCGCCGCTCTCCCACCAGGAGATGCTGGCGTGGCTGCAACTGACCGGCAACCTTCTGCGCCGCGAGGACATCGCCGTGCTGAAGGCGATGGACGGGCGCTATTGCCAAGCGGTGGAGGAGGAGACAGAGGCGATCAGGGCGCGGGAGGCGGGGTGAGGTGCGCAGTTGCTCCATTATAAATGGATCTAGTTTGGCTTTATTTTGCTGAAACTCCACTCAAGTTCATTTAGCCCATCGACCGACGTATTAACTTCCCAACTGAGAGGCGCATCGCTCCTCTTGCCGACATACACGCATTTTGCGGCGTGCCTCACCGGCTCTTGAAGATCATTGAGCGTCTCATAAACTATCGATGCGCTGAAAAAAGAAGATCTTGAGATGCCACTATCAAACGCCTTCAGCTCGGTTTGGATCCATGCATCGTCTATAGCTAGCGGGTAGCCCGACGCTCTGGATCGCTGTTGTCTCGTGACGAGATAGCTTTCAAGCAATTTTCTATCTAATTCTAATTCGTCGAGTTCGGAAACCTTTATGCGTTTATATTCCGACGACGAGGGTAGGCGTTCTTTGAGAACTGTTTCGCAGGCCGTGACAAGTTTCGAATCAAACAAGTCGCAGCTGTTTAAGAACAATGCGCTAGCCACCAGGCACATAGTGCTCGCTATAGGCTTCGTTCGGTGAAGATGCAT